TATTACTAATTGCTCTAAACTATTTTGCTTATTCCAACTTTGTAAGTGGCGGCGGGGTGTTTTATAATCAATATGAGATTATACTAGGGACTGTAAACTTAACAGAATTCATTTTATTTATGGTTTTCCTTTGTGGAGATTCTTTCAGCTCTAACAGAAATAGGGATAGGGATAGTGATTTTAGCTCAAATCTCTATAGGTCTATGGGGGCTATTAAAAAATGAGCGACAGCGCAGAAATAATAGGAAATAGAGCTGCTGAAGCTGTAACTGGAAAAGCTGTTGTAGTTGCAAGCTCTGGAACTGTAGCCGCAGGCGCTAGCTCAGCCCCCACCAATCTGTATGGAGAGTACTTAACAGCCAACGGCATTTATTTTTTAAGTTACGCCGAGTGGATTCAAGTTTTAGGTGCTATTTATGTATTTACTTTACTTTGCCGGACTGTGGTCTGGCCTATCATTAAAAAATTAAAAGGTTTATTAAGAAATGAAAAGACGTCTAAAATCAACATCGAAGTACGGTCAAAGCCTTAAATCTAGGGCTTCTGAGTCTAAAGGAAAGAGAAAAAAGGAGCTAGAAAAGCTTTCTAAGACTGATAAAGCCAACTATAAAAAGGCTCCTAAGTCAGTACAGAATAAAATTAAAAAATCTTACAAAAAAACAACTAAAACAAAGACTAAAAATAAGGGTAAATACCTTTAAAATAAATAATTTTTTTGTTATAATCCGATTATGACAATCACTTCAGACTTTACCGAAATAGGCGAATCAAATCAGTTCGTAGAGCGTTCTTTTGAAGAAAAAATAGCCTATCTTCAGGAAAAAGCAGTAAAAAAAATAAGGGTAGAGACTAGAAATCCTCAAGGCTCAGCTACTGTAGTCTCCTATATGTTGAACGGTGGGAAGCTTCCTAGAAAAGAAGTTATTGCGGCTTTAAGGGTGGCTCAAGGCGATGAGGAGCTAGCACTTAAGCAGCTAATGATAAACCATGAGAATAAAAAGCGGAGGTTTGGCTAGTGGCCGGTAGATACAACATGCTAGACGTCCCCTACAAGGTTTGCGGCAATTCCCTAGTCTTAGATGAAACCCTTGAGGTTACACATGATGAGGAGCACTGCAGTCAAATTAGTCAGGTTGTTGGCATAAGCTCTGACGGATCTCTTGTTGAGCAAAAAGCCTCTATAGCTATGATTAACAAAATGGTAATGGTGGAGAGATATTTTGAACGCTGAACTACTAGCCTCTTATGGTGCCATGTGCGCCTTAAAGATGATGACAGAACTAACAGGGCAAGACTTCAAGCCAGAAGATAGAAATATCTGGTTTAAAAAGAACTATCCTAAGTACTATGTTATGGCTCAATCCTTTATCGAAGAGAGTGAAGGGGTTGAGGTCGAACAAGAGCCTAAGATCATTACTCTAAACTGATGGGATTTCTAAAGAAAAAGCTCTCCTATGCCCTGTCTATCAGGAGAAACAAAGCTGATGTGTTTTGGCTTGGAGAACTAAAGAAAGACGGAAGGTTTATTTTTGGTTTCACGTGGAACACACCAGAAGAATTTGATACTGTAAAGGCTGACATAGAAAAGATATTAAGCAATGAGTGAAGAAGTAGAAGAAGTTAAGAGCTACAAGTTCTCAGAAGGCAATCAATGGTGGCAAGCTAGGTCTACTCATGGCCGAAAGCCTTTATGGGATAATCCCCAAGAGCTGCTAGAAGCCTGTGAAGAGTATTTTGATTGGGCTGTAAAGAATCCTCTATGGGAAACTCAACCTAAAGTATTAAACGGTGAAATAGTTGATCATGCAGTAGATAGGCTTAGAGCAATGACCGTAAGTGGGTTGTGTGTATTCCTTGGAATAACTAGAGAGACTTGGAATCAATACAGGAAGAAAAGCGATTTTTCTGACATCTGTGAGCATGTAGACCAAGTAATGTTTACTCAAAAGGTATCAGGAGCCGCAGCTGGACTTCTTAAGGAGAATATCATTGCAAGAGAAACAGGGCTAGCCGATAAAAAAGAAGCCAAGAACGAGCTTACAGGAGCTAACGGAGCGCCCATAGAAATAGATCATGAGTACAAAGTAGAATTTATTAACAGTCCGGCAGATCTGGAGAAATAATATGACAACAAAAGCAATTAAGGTGGATGGCGAATGGATTATTTGTAGTCCTGATAATCCTGATAACCTCGAGACTGAGCTAATGTCTTACAATCTTCCGGTTTATAAGCTAGATCAATGAGCGACAATATTTTAGATTTCGGAGAGCTTACAGGGAAAAGAGTTGATCCCGAAAAAATTATAGAAAGCGCAAAAGGAAAGGGAATTCAAGAGGTTCTTGTTTTGGGCTGGAACCAAGAAGGAGACATGTTTTTAGGAGGAAATATGACCCTTGAGGGCGCTAATTATTTATTGGATAAGGCTAAGCTATATTTGATTGAGTTAGAGGGCTAATGCCAACACTAAAGGTTAATGGAAAGCTAGGGCACTTTCTTGCTAAGCCGCAGCCCATCAAAGTTGTTTACGGAGGACGAGGTAGCGGAAAGTCTATCGGCTTGTCTGACATGGCAGTCTGGAAGATGCAAACCGAAAAGATAGATGTTTACTGTCTTAGGGAGTTTCAAGAGTCAATACAGGATTCGTTACACAGGACACTTGGACGTTCAATTAATGAAAGGCTCGAGCTTAAAGGCTGGGATGTTCAAGAGAGCAAGATCATTTCTCCCTTTGGCAATCGAACCACTTACAAGGGCGCATCAAGGAATACAGCAAGTATCCAAGGGGCAGAGGATTACAGGTTATCCATTTTCTCAGAGGCTCACCAAGCAAGCGAAGAGTCTTTAGATCGGCTCTTGCCTACCATTTTGCGTAAAGAAGGCGCTCAGTGTTGGTTTGAGGCTAACCCGCAAAGCTCAGAAGATGCCTTTTCTCAACGTTTCATAGTTCCTTATCAGCAAGACCTAGACTCAAAGGGGTGGTATGAGGATGATTTACACTTCATTGTCGTAGTTAATTGGCGTGACAATCCTTGGTGGAACGAAGAGCAGGAAATGCTAAGGAAGCATGACTTTGAGACCATGACTAGAGCTAAGTATGATTGGATTTGGGAAGGTAAATTTAATGACTCCATTGAAAACTCTCTCATACAGCCGGAGTGGTTCGACGCCTGCATTGATGCTCACGTTAAGTTAGGGTTTAAGGCTAGAGGTCTCAAGATGGCATCTCACGACCCTAGTGACACTGGGGCAGATTCTAAAGGATATGCGATGCGCCAAGGCTCTGTAGTTATGGATATTCAGGAAATGATCACTGGTAATGTAAACGAAGGCGCTCACTGGGCTTGCGGTCTAGCTAATCAACATCAAGTAGACGCTTACACTTGGGATTGTGATGGGTTGGGAGCTGCTTTAGCTGAGCAAACCTCAAAAGCTTTTGAGAGTACGGGAAGGCAGGTAGCTATGTTCAAGGGTTCGGAAAAGCCTGACTTTTCGGATAATATCTACGAGCCTAGTGACGGAGAGCCGGTAAGCGACAGAAAGAAGATAGGGGATGTCTTCAAGAATAAGCGTGCTCAATACTACGGAGAGCTAAGGAAAAGGATTTACAATACTTATCTTGCTGTAGAAGAGGACGAGAGGTTTCGAGATGAGTCGCAGTTATTGAGTTTCAGCTCAGATATTAAGCTGTTGCAAAAATTACGCTCTGAGGTTTGTAGGATGCCAATCAAGCCCAATTCTAACGGCTTGCTTGAACTGTACACAAAGGATACAATGCGGAGTAAGTTTAACATTGCAAGCCCTAACTTGGGCGATTCTGTTATGATGCTAATGCGCGCGCCTGTACAAAGGCAACAAACTCATTATATCCCGAAACCCATTCAGACTTATGGACGAAGATAAAGAACGCCTAAAACATATAAAAGATTTAACCGACAAGGCTTATACAAATTCACAGGTGACAAGAGAGCAGGGATCCGACGACCTTGTTTTTTATCACGTTACTCAGTGGGATGACAATCTTCTAGGGACTTCTGACCTCAAATACAGAGGTCAATTCGATTTGCTTCACAAGGCAGTAAGGCAAGCAAACGCTGAGCTAATAGCAAATACTATTCAGGTTCACTTTGACCCTATTGACGACACAGCGGATGAGCAAGCGGAGTTTT